CATGTCAGGCGTCCCGTCACCAATCGCGAGCGTATTTGACCCACTAAGCACAGCCGCCTGCTCTGCAGAGGACAAGCTGCCACTGAGCAATTTCACCTCTACGCCAGCCTGCCTATCCCAAACACTTGTTGGTCCGCGCAATAACGGTGTTTTCAACTGCCCGATGATGGCCCGACTACGCAGCACATCTTGGAGGACATAGTTGTTGTCCGTTGTGCTGCTATAAAGCGCTACTGACCCGGGCCAAGGCCGCGCAGACGTAGCGACATACGGGGCATATGGGTCTTCGTCGCCAGTCAACAACGGCAAGTCCATGAAAAACAGCTCAACTGGTGTCGGCCCCACATACGGGGTTAAATTTGCTCCCTCTTCGTACAGTTTCTGTGGAAGATATACTTCGGGATCGACGCGAGATGCCTCTGCCATACGTAGCCCGGATTCTTCCATCCGGTCGATCCGGTAAAGCCCACTGTGGTCGCGCGCTGATAGGTCAACAACATCGCCAACTTTGATTGCGTTTTGCGATGGCGGCAGCGCAAACAGTGCCGAGTCCGTCGCCAGCCGCGACTCTTGCAGCCAGCGCGATACAGTGCGCGCACCTTCTCCACGGGTCAGCACCAAAGGCACTTCGCTGCGTGCCACGCCGTAGGCGCGTTCATCTGGCTGAATGGCTTCAGCGACGCCGCTTTCATAGTCACCTTCCGCATCAATAAACCCAAGCTGCACACGTCCGGTTACTTCGGCCTCTGGTGCGCGGATAAGTGTGATTGGTGTGTCGCGTTCTGGGTCGAGCGCCAACGCGTCATCCATCACATGATGATCTGGAATTCCGGTCCGGTTCTCAAAAAACAAAACGCCATTGCGTTCAATTGCGTCAAACCCATAGGTCACCATCAACGGCTGAAGCGCGGATCGTGCGGACGTAATATCATCAATAGTATACCCACGAACCAGCCCATAAAGCCTGCTCACGTCGATAGATGTCACACCAGACCTGGCACAGATATCAGTCACGACATCAGCCAAAGTCCTGCTTGACGCCCGCCCGTTTAGCCAGTGTCCCCGGGCATAGTTCCCACCGTCCGACCAAAGCGACGTTGCCGCAGGAAAGAATGGAAAAGGGCGCGCATCCCAAGCCCAAACATGCGCCCGCTTCATATCAATCATCTGTCCATCATATTCGATGGATATAGGGTTATTCGCGGCGCCTGCGAAATGCCCGATTATTGCTCGCAGATATTGCATCTGCATAAAATCATCGCGCATCCCATTGGAATAATGTGGAATTTGAGATTCGGACGACTTTGGGTCAAGGAATTTATTTGGTTGATTGCTTCCCTTGTCGATCGCCGCGCAGCCAAGTTCGGTAAACCAAATCGGTTTACTTTGCGGCACCCAATCTGTCGGTATGGCTATCCGCTCACCATCAATGCGGTTATGGTGTTGGTGGGCCCACCAGCCTTCAATATCCTTATAGCGCCAAACCCAGGGCTCATTGTCACCATCAATAATGGGTGTGCGGATTTGCGCATCACGCGCCTCTGGCGAATGGTAAAACCAATTGTAACCTTCGCCGCCAGCAATGTTGCTACGCAGATATGACAGACTATAAATTGACCCTGCATCCGCATCACGGTGCGTCGTTCCATCCCGCCAATCGCTGAGTGGCATGTAGTTATCGATGCCAATGAAGTCGATGTTCGGATCAGCCCAAAGTGGATCAAGATGAAAAAGTTTGTCCGCAGTGCCAACGGGCTGGTATCCATGGTATTCTGACCAATCTGCGGCATAACTAATCTTGCAATCGGGCCCGACAATGCCGCGTACCTCTGCTGCCAGCGTGCGCAGCGCATCAACGGCTGGAAAGCTTCCACCTGCGCCGCGAATTTGTGTCAATCCGCGCATTTCAGATCCAATACAGAACGCAGAAACGCCGCCTGCCGCCACGCAAAGATGTGCGTAGTGCAGAATGAATCGACGGTAACGCCATTCTGTTGGGCCGCTATAAGCGACCGACGTTCCGTCTATTGCAAAGTCACCAACGCTCGCCGTCCCCATAAACGCGGCAACTTCAGCCTCTGCAATGATTGTACCATCAGGGCTACCAGCGACACCCGCCGCCAGACTAGTCGTAATGCGCCCTCACCATGGAAGGTTAGGCTGGTTTGTGCTTTGTGAATATGGATCAATCAACCCATTGTCAGCCAACTGCTCCATTAAGATGAACGGGTAAAATACTGCATCGACTCCTTCCGAACGCATGATTTGGATGGCTTCGACGATGGATGCATCCGCTGGCGTACCACCGTAAACAGGACGGTCATCAAGCTGTGGGACGACCCCCGCCGTGCTTCTCAGTCGCCCAGATACAACCCAAGGCATCGCATCACCATCGACCTCAACTTGCTCGACCTTTGGGGCGACCAAACATTCGCCAGCGCGCAGATCTGAGCCGAACCATGACGCAACCAACACCGTTGATTTACATTGATGCAGTTCTCCTGTGAGAGATGACAGTGCCGCCTCAAAGTCGGTGCCACCATGCGGTGAATTCACGTTTATCACGACTTGTTCACCATACTCCTGCGACAGGTAGACAGGCGTTGTCGCCAACGCATACTCACCGGTCCCAGGAATAAGTGCGACCCCACGGATTTTTCGCGCAATGTCTGCCGTCGTGTCTTTGGCTCCATCCTCGGACGGGCGCATAACCTCAAACGTAAACTGTGGGACTCGATTGCCAAATTGCGCAAGCTCCAGGTCTTCCAGAACCAAATAGGCCGTGCCACGATATGCTGGCGCGAAATCGGAGCCTTCGACAGCAACAATTTTTGGATCAGGCAGTTGCGTTTGCGTACCGGTATATAGACGCAAATTCAGATCGGCAGGCGAGACTTCAACCCCGTCAGCCCAGATGCGGCCAACATGGGTTATCACACCCTCGCAAACCGCAATCGCAATGCTAACGCTATACGAAAACTCTTTCGCCGCAGGTGTAAGCCCCGCCCCCTTACCACCGCCTGTTGTCGTTTCGGATTCCTTAAAACGTGTTGCCCAAATGACTTGCCCAGACACACGCATCCGGCCAAATACATTGGCAACCGCTGCCCCTTCGCTGGCCTCGGTCAGTCGAAAGCGGTCAACGCGCCCTGTCTCAATGGCCTCACTCCCAGACCCAAGTAGTCTTTGATCAATCCAACGGCCTGCAGCCGCCCCTGCCGCGCGTCCAATAGTCGCCATAGACAGCCCCAAGACAGAGCCGCCAATTGATCCGCCAAGAGCCATTCCAGCTGCGGAGAGTACGATTGTGGCCATATCAAAGGTTCCTTATCGAAATACGAAATGCGCGACAATGCGCTTGCGCCATGGCTCCGACAGTGGGCTTTCGACCACCCCGTGCCCTGTATAGGCGTGAATGAATGTTGGGTTTGGCGACGTCGTCGCAACGATGCCTAAATGCTTGGCGACGGCACCCTGGCGCATGCGAAATAAAATCACATCACCAGCCTGCGGGGTATCCCGTTCAACAGCACAAAGATGCCGCGCCGCCGCCGCCCAAAGTAGTTCTTGCCCCTGCGGCTCGGACCAATCCGCGGTATATGCCGGAACTGGCTGCGGCTCGGCACCATGCAAGCCGCGCCAAATACCGCGTATAAGGCCAAGGCAATCACATCCGACGCCTTGGCTTGAAGCTTGATGAATATACGGCGTCCCGACCCAACTCCGGGCGATACTGACCTCTCGGGGCAGCGTCATGGCGACATGCTCCCGCCGTCGGAACGCGGCACACTCATCAGCCAGTCATCACCAGGAATGTCGGGAAACCCTTGAAAATTTACAAGATTATCAAATTTGACGCGGCAGGTCTCCGACCGCTTGTCACAGCCCGCAATCAGCCAAACAGCGTCATTCGGCACAATCGACGCCGGCAAAGGGCGCCACAACGTAATGACACGCTCATCCCCATCGATCTCGTCGCCCTTAATCACGGCCTCAAGACCCATTGCCGCGCCAGACCGGAATTGCATGATGCCACCTTCGAACCAACGGTCCGTATAAGGCGCTGTCTGCGCAAACCTAAAAACCTGATTGCCCGTCACGACATCGACAGTCGCGACGGCCCTAAAAGCAGGATCAGTCGTACTAACTTTACAGCCACCATCACCCAAAACCGCGCTACAGGTCTTCAAATACGCGCGACCCTGAGGTTGGTTCAACATCTCTGTCAACCCACGCAGCTCAGCGCGGTAAGTACCGGCTTCGCGCACAATCTCGCCCATCGACCCAGTGAACTTCACCTCACGATCAGCTACTTCATCCCATCGGACAAGCCAGGTCGTGACCGCTGCGCCGTCAAAGCGTCCTGCCTCAATATCGGCATCAGTGATTGTGTCAGCGCCAAGAACGCCCAAGGCTTCGGTGTTGTTTACCGACAGGCCCGTCGTGCTGGTGATCGCCTTTGCTGAAAGGCCGCTGTCAGGCGTGAACGCGATATCATCAAATGCTAGTGCCGTGTCATGGTCGGTGAACCCAAAAACAACACCGTCGCGTCGGGTCACAGCCCAACAGCTACACACATGCGTCGCACCCGTTTGCAGATGCGTGTTCAGCGTCGCAACAGTCATACGCGCACCTCAACAATCGGCACATTGGGCGCGTCACCAGCCCGAAAACTAGAAACAGACGTCTGAATGATATCTGTGTCAAACCGCACAGGCACATCAAACTCGAACCCTGCATGAATCTC